CTTGCTCTTGCTTATATACCGATAATTTATCTTTAAGTTTTTCTACTACAGATTGCTGTAATTTTAATTTTGTACTTAACCCCTCTGATGTTTTTTCAAAATCCTCTACTCCAGCACCAGCATTTTTAAAGTCTGTTTGCATTTGTTTTATATCTTTATTAATACTATTTATTTGTTGCTTCATAGTTCCAGACTTTAATGCAAGGTTGACTACTAACTGTTTTTCATCTGCCATGTTCCCCCTCCTTTCTTTAGTCTAGTACCATCAATTTATTTTCTTCACTTCTAGTATTACCTTTATTTTTACTATTGTTTTTGTGCCTTTTCTCTGCCTCTTTATTAGCCTCGACATATAAATCTATTTGCTTAAATATAAATCTTAAACTAGACTCATATAATTCTTCATTGCTCATTTTAAGTAAAGATCTACCCATATATAAAATATTATCTATATCTACATAGCCATCATCTTTACCTTTAGCTACTTTTTTTCAGATTCATTTTTAGCTTCTGGCATATCCTTATTTAATAATTCCATTATTATCGGTTGTAGTGCTTCAATTGTTTCCATTTCATCAAATTTTTTAAAAAACTTATACCCTAGAACTCTGCCTGTTTTCTTATCAGATACCATACTATAAATTAATTTTAATATTATATTTAAATCGCCCTTTTTCATTTTATCTATAGCTTTTGTTAATCCAATTTTAGTGCTTTCTTGAAAATGGTTTATATTTTTTAATGAGAGAGATACTATACACTCATTTCCATTTATATTAACTTCTACTTCTTTTCTGTTTGATAGATTTATAATTTCCATATATATAATTCCTTTCTTAAAAAAAAAGAAAGAGAAATTGCTCTCTTTCTTTTTAATATCAATTTTCATTTAGCATTCCTACTTTTGCTTTACCTACTTTTGCTTTTCCCACCCTAGCATTTTCTAGGGTTTCACTAGGGAGAGTCTGTTGGTTCTCCAGGCATTATTACAGTTTTAAAGAACTTCTCGTATTCAGCTTTATATTTAGCCTTTGTTTCTGGTTCAACTATTGCATTAATCTCTGATTCAGACATCCATAAATCAACATATTGTTTCCCTTGTATTTCAACTGGTAATGCTTTGCCTGAAAGTGTCCATTCTTCTCCTTCGCTCTCTGTTTCGTTAGAATGTTCTTCTTTTCTAAGATTGCAATTATATAAAACTCTTCTTCTTGTAGTATTATCATCCATTAGGACCTCATAAGCTAAAGCAAATTGTGGAACTACACTTCCTACAACCCCAGCCATTTTCCCATTCTTATACTCTAACCCTGTTAATTCAGCTACAAGCTTTAAGCCCATATTTGAACTCATCACCATTTCAACTTCTGTATACTGCAATATAGCAGAAGAATGCTCTGTAGTACAATCAGAGTAATATTCAATTTCTTTATAATTATTTGTTGTTTTTAAAGAAACACAATTCTTTAATGGAATTGCTTCCCCGTATGCTCCTTCCGTTTCTAAAGGGAATGCAGTTAATTTTCTTACCCCCAATTCTCTTGGCATATATTTATTCATCCTTTCTTTATATATTTTTACTTCCAGTTATAGAAATTTGAATATATCCTTCCTTAGTTGTAGCTGATTGATTTACAGATACATTTCTAAATAGATTATTTATTAAAATTTCTTCAAACTTCTCAACTGTAGCATTTATTTTTTCATTTATTATTAAAATAAAATAGAAGTCATAACTAGCTGACTCCTTTTCCATATCTGAAATATTTAACTCTTTTTTATAATTATAAACTACTACCGGAGCTTTACCATTTTCTCTGCTTACATAGTAAAAAGGAATCCCTAACTCACTTTCTAGTTTATTTATTACTTCAATCATATTTCACCTCATCCCTATTTGAGGATTTTATCAATTTCTTTACTTGCAATGTCTATCATTACTTTTGTTGCTCTTTCTTTACACTTTTTGAAGCTATCATCCATCCAACCAACATGAGTATTAATCATTTTTCCGTTTTTCCATAACTCATATCCATAATTATGAAAATATAGATGTTTTGCTTCTTCCCAATTCTCTGCTGAAATACCAACCTTTCCAACTACTGTTCCAGATTTGGAATATTTCTTTATTTCAGTTATATCTAATTTATCTGCTCCATGCTTACTATTATTAACATCTCGTGGAGCATCTTTTTTTTGTTGTTCTAGGACTATTTTTGCACCTTCTTCAATTGCTTGTTTACCTATTTTATTACCTATTGTGCCTAAATTGTTTAAGTCATTTACAAGTTCATCAAATCCAGATAATTTTATAGCTATTTAATTCACCTTCTTAGCCTTAATTTCATAATATTTATTGGCTTCTTGAACATTATTTACATAGATAATATCATAAGCTTCATTTCTATATATTAATCTATCTTTAGATGTAATATATTTATGGTTAAATCTAATATAAAAAGTAGCTTCAACTTCACTATTAGTTCCATAAGCTTCTGTGTATTCTGAACCTCTTGTATAAAGAATCTTTGCTCTAGCATTACAAAGTGTACTCCATTGTTCTACTAGTCTATTATCTTCATCTTTTACTTTTTGGAATCTTTCTATTGTTATGGTATGCTTAAATTCACTTATATTTATATTAAATTCTGCCATTTATTCAACCTCACTATAATTGCTTAATTTATCAAGTATAGTAGTAACAATAGTATCTTTAGTAGAATTTGATATTTCTGTACCTCTATTCTCAAACATATCTGCTATTAATTTCTTTTGAAGTAGATTTGCTAACTTCATAGCTTTTTCATCACTTTTATATGCAGTCCCTACGCAAGAATCTATATACTCCTCACTAACTTCAATTAAGCTATCTAAAAGATTATCATCTTCTTCATAATCAATTCTTAAATAAGTTTTTACATCTTCTAAGGTCAAATATAATCACCCTTTCTACAAAAATAATGAAAGGGAAATTAATCCCTTCCATTTAATTAATTACTATTCATGAATCCTTTTGATTTTAAATCTGCAATTAAGTTATTAAATGCAGTTACTATTGTAGCAGCATCTGCCTCACCAGCTAGAGCATCTACTTTATTCAACTTATTAATTACTGCGTCTGCACCTTTCTCACCTTGAGGACCAGCTGGACCTTGTAAACCTTGTAAACCTTGTTCACCTTGAGGACCAGCTGGACCAACTCCACCTTTGGGACCTTGAGGACCGGTTTCCCCTCTATCTCCCTTCGGCCCTTGCGCACCAGTATCACACTTTGGTCCCGTTGCTCCTTGTGGCCCCGGGGTTAATTCTATTTCTGATATACCATTTTCTATAGCATTTAGCCTTTCATGCGTAATTAATTCTCCATCTTGCCATGTATGTTTTTGATATGCCATTTACATCACCTTCCTATTCCTTTCCTACTTTCGCTTTACCTACTTTTGCTTTTCCCACCCTAGCATTTTCTAGGGTTTCACTAGGGAGTAACTGTAAATTCTATTTTCTTTATTGATCTAGTAGTACCTTTTGTCACTCCAAATCTAGTTAAAATTCTTACTTTAACAGTATCATCATTGAATCCAGCTTCTGTACTTCTAGCTATAGTAACTACTTTTCTATCTAAAAACTTAACTGCTTCTTTTGTATTGGCTACTATAAAAATATGTGTTCCTGTAGTTGGAGCTAATAATGTATCATCAACAACTATTAATTCTTTACTGTGGAAATAATATTTACCATTAACTTCTGTAACAAGATTTAATGCTCTTCCATCAGCATCTTTTAAATTCTTTAAATATGCAAAACCTTTTACATTTGTATAAGTTGCTAGTCCATTTCTGTAGCCTGGTAATGCAGTATCTATAGTAATTTCAATATCTTCATACCCAGTAGCTGATTCAACTTCTGCTGCATTTGTCTTTAATATATTAATTATCTTTGTATTTTCACAAACTGTTACTATTTCAGCAAAGTTTTTATTAACAAGTGATTCAAGCTCTACTTCTGCATCTTCAATTAATTCAGAAGATAATGATTGAATTAACCCATATTTCTTACAGTCAAACTGTAATTCAGTAGTAACTAATGTACCATCAACAATATTATCTCCTTCGTTCACTTGTGGTAATGTATTTTGATCTAAATCTACAACTGGAATAGTTCCTGAATTTTTAGTAACTGGAATAACATCACAATATTCTTTTAATGACCCAAAACCTTTTTTAATCTCTTGTAATTGATTTATAAATTGGTCTGGTACCACAGCTGAATTGTCTGAAGTTTTAATTGTTGCTCTTTCTTCTGGTGTTAACTCTTTACCCATTAAGTTTTTTATTATAGCTCTCATTTCATTTACTACCATATCTTCATCTCCTTTTCCTTTATTCTTTTGATCTCTTTGATTTTCTAAATCTCTTTTTTCTGCTGCTTCAATTTCTTCATATAAAGCTATTTTCTTTTGAAGTTCTCTTACTTCTTCCATTGTTTTTTCAGCCTTTGCTAAATCAGTTTCTAGTAAACTTCTAGCTTCAACTTTCTTTTGTTCTAATAATTGTCTTAACTCTTCTATTCCCATTTTTATTCCTCCATGTTTAAGTAAAATAAAAAAACTTAAATTAAATCTAACTCTAATTTAAGTTTCCTTTTTCTAATTTCATTACTTCTTTCTTTTTCTAAATCTTCTTTAGCTCTTTTATAGCTTATACAACTTGTACTTTCATAAGCTGGATTAGTAACAATAGATACATCAAATATTTCTTTAATTTTATTTATAGTTCTTAAATCATATCCTCTGTTATTTGTGTCCCAATCCCAAGTTTGAGATTCATCATCTTGCCAATCTAACATAAATGCAAAACTACATTTATCTATTATTCCAGCTTCCATGTTGGAAATTAAATCTCTACTATAAGATGTATCAGTTGGTATTGCATCAAAGAAAAGTCCTTTTTCATCAACGGTTAATGTTAATGTTCCAATCCCATTGCCTTTATTATTTCTAGCTAAAGGCTTATCCATATCATGATTGATATTTAGAACTACATTATCCATTTTACAGTTATCTAAAGCACCTTTTCTGATTATTTCTCTAAAATATCCTAAATCCTCACTTAAACTATCAAAAGTTAATGCATAACCTTGTAAATGAGTTTGCTTTTCTTTACCTTCTCCAATATCTCTTACTTCAAAAGTAGTGTTAATCTTGATTCTCTCCGTTTTCACCATTCTCACCCCCTTTCGCAGTAGATTTTTGCCATGTAGCTTTACCAGCAATAAGATTTTCTAAAGTTATTTGTCCAGATGGTAATGTTACTATATCTCCACCTTCAACAAGTGGTACTCCAAGTATTCTCTTGCAATCATTAATTGTGTAAATACCATCTTTAACATATCTATCCAATATAACACTTTGCTTTTCAGGACTTGTCCTAAGCATTGCATTTACATTAAATCTAATTTTATAACCTTGTTTTCTTTCAGTTGAGGTGAGTAACTTCCAGTCCATTTCTTGCTCTAATACAGTTATAATTGGAATAATAGCATTACTTAAAAATGCTATTGTTTCTTCTTCTGTTAATGAGCCTTTTTCTATTAATGAATAAGGTACTCCAATAGCGCTCGTTATATCTTGCTTACCTATTATCTTTAGTTCTGCAAATTGGCTATCTGCTAGAGATAAATTCATTGCTGATACATTATATCCAGCTGGTACAGTAAAAACTCTTCCATTATTTGAATACATCTTATCAAATTTTTTCTGAGTCTTTTTTAGTTCCGTATTATCTTTTATATCAGATGTTAATTGAACTACTATTTTATTAGTTAATCCATTAGAAAATAATTGAGATTGATATTTTTGTGCTTTAACATTAGTATCAATACTATCTCTTATATATGATCTAGTTTTCTTAAAATCAATTCCATTAATAGAATTATCTCTTAAAATAATAATATCTTTTTCAAAGCAAGAACCACTTACATCTCCACATGTAAAATCAACTAAAACTTTATTATCTTTAGTAGACTTTATAAGTCCATCATTATCAACTGTAAACTGATTAATCCTTACTGGATAAAGACCTTTAATAACTCCTTTTTGCCTATCTATATATAATCCAGCGCTTCCATAATGTTTAGTCATGGTAACAAGTGCTTTCATACATTCAAATGCATTCATGGATGTGTTAGGTCGTAATCTTAAAAGTTCATAAAGATAAAATTTATCAGCATCTATATCGCCTTTTTCAGTTTTAATCTTAGTTACTATAGGTAATTTTGCTATATTTTCAGAGAAAAGATTAATACATTTAGAGTATGTACTATCATTTCCAGTAAAATCATCATCTTCACCCTTTATCCAAGCAGTCCAATCAAATGGATTTTCACCTGTATAACTCCTTTTTTCAAATAACTTTTCAAACATTTTCTCACCTCCTATCTATATCTAGCTATAATTATTGCTATCCCGAACAAGACTAAGGATAGCAAGTATAACCCCATATAAATATTGAGTGATAATGTTGTTAGTATAAGAATAATTAGCGAAATACTAACTAAAATATCTACTATATTCTTTTTTAATATTTTTTTCATCTAATTACCCCCAATCCATATTGTCTAATGCATCTATTGCATTATATCCACCATCTGGTAGTACATATTCTGTATATCCAAACACTAAAACAACAACCATATCTATACGTTGCTTATTCTTATTTTCTTTTATAAGCATTTCATCATCTGCTTTACCTTTAGTTGTGCTTGCATTAGACATATTCCAATCTAATAATTCATTTTCAACATATCTAACTTTATGATCATAAACTCTTTTTCTAAATTCTTTTGTTGCAGGACTTAAATTGCTATAAGTTTGCTTTAACATTACAACATCATAATCCTCTGATAATCTTTCAACTAATTCTTTAGCATTCATAGGGTCAGTTACAATACAACCTATTGTGCACTTATACTCTTTTTCTATATTTCTTATATACTCTTCAACTTTTGTATAATTAACAGTCATTCCTTTATGAATATCACAATATCCAAGCTTAGCATAATTCCTATAATTTATATGCTTTTCTCTTCTATTTGGCAAACTATCCTCTGGTAAGAATCCATGAGCCTTACAATAAATTATATCTTCATCTTCAAATTCAATTCCTACTGCAGTTAAGTCAGTTGTTACAGACATATCAAGTCCTAAAGTTACTGTTTTCCCTTTTATTTTCTTCCTGAACTCTTTATCAGTTATCTTACACTTTTTCCAATAATCAATATCTAAATACTTATTTAATTCATTAGATTGTAAGAATATATTTAAGTTTTTAGTTAAAAATTCTTCCTGCTCACTTGTTTTGATTTTAGCTATTTCTCTATCTGCTTTAATTTCATTATAATTCTCTTCTACTCTGAGAGGGTTAGCTTTATAAAGCCCTACATCTGTCCAAGCTTCTTCTAAAGTAGCATAATAAAGTAAAGCAAATAACCTTTTGTTATCTACCATTCCATTAAGAACTGCTCTATCGTACTCTAATTCTTCTAACATAACTGAATCACTTTCAGCATAGGCAGTAGTTAACTTTAACATTAAAGGATTTTTAACACTTAATTGTCCTTTTCTCATAGCTTGTATATTGTCGTTGCTTGTAAAAGCCCCAACTTCATCACAAACAACTGCTGCAGGTCTTATAGCGTTATTTTTATTTGCTTTTGATGTTCTTGGATAATAAAAGCTATTTGTAATTAAGCATTTAATAACACCTATTTCACTTTCTGATACAAAGAAATGTTTTTTTATAGCTGGACTTGCACTTATTATTTGTGCCATAGCTTTTCTTATTTCTTTAGCTAAATCTCTATCTAAGCATATTGAGTAAAACTCACTATAATCTTGTTCTGTAAGCATTAACAATAAAAATACTATTGCAGCTATAAAAGTTTTAGCATTTTTTCTAGGAATAAATAGAACTACATCCCTATATCTAAACTTATTTTTATCTTCTTTATATCTCCATCCAAAAATTGCACAAATAAAAAAAGCTTGGAATCCCTCCAAACCTTCTAAAACTTGTTTTCCTGCAATAAATCCAGTAGCATAATTAAATAATTTCAATAGATTATTGATTTTTTTTAGTTTAATTTCACTAAAAATAAACTCAAATTTATCTTCATATTGCCTAAAATAATAGTCATCTAAGAAAATCTCGCATTGTTTTTTGACCTCTTCTGTAGTTAACTCATTTTCTAAAAGAACATCTTCACAATACTTTAAAGCTTTAGATAGCAACAATAAAGATTTATTCTTCATCATCATCACCCTTTAAAGCTTTTATCAAAGGATCTTCCTCTTTTTCTTTAGCTTGTAATGCTAAGCTTCCTATTTTAGCTCTAGCTTGAGGACTTAAACTTAGTTCATTACAACACCTAAAAAAATCTTTAGTATATTTATCTTTACTGCTCATTAAATCTTTATCCCATAATCTATTTATATCTTCATTTATCTTCTTTTCTATCTCTATTAATCTTGAAATAGCAATACTGCAAGTTGATAATACATATATATCTAAATTACTTAATATTCCACTAGCTTTTAATTGGTCTACTATATACTTAAATATCTTCTTTTGTTCTTTATTTAAATATCCAGGAGGTTTAATTTTATCAGCTAAACCTTTCAACTTTTCTTCCTGTTTTTTTCTAGCTTCAATTTCTTCTTTTGTATTATGTCTTGATTGAGTTTCAATCGGTTTACAGGGTCGAGCCATACTAACCCTCCTTTCTATTTTTCATTTTGGGAATTTTATCTGACTGGTTAGGCACAAAGGCTTTGGATGGGTTTTATAAATTTCCTAACCACTCCCCCGGTCTACAAAAATTCATCCTCATACATATTTTTTATATTATGTAATTCCTGTTTTTCTTTATCAGTATAATTACCATGTAAGATATTATGACAACTATGGCATAACGTTATAAGATTGTCTTCATCTAATCTCTTAGTGTAATCTTCTTTAAGCTCAACTATATGATGTACTACATTAGCTATAGTTAATATTTTATATTTAAAATAACACATTAAACATAAGTCATTATATTTGCAGCGTATATAACTACTCATTCTCTTCCAATGAATACTGTTGTAGAATATACTATACTCTTTATTCTCATTGTTATATCTTACATTCTTGTTATAATCTTTTCTTGTTAACTTTAAGCATTCACATTTAATACCATGAGCTATCTTCTTGCCACACTTTCCACATCTTCTATATATAGCCATATCTTTCTCCATACATATAATAAAAATAGCACCTAGTATTTCTACTAAGTGCTTTCTGCAAAAGGGGATTTAGACTTTATGAGAGGTTATATGGATAATAACCTTGTAGGAGATAGTAGGAATCGAACCTACACTAATTAATAGTAGCCAAATACTTTATCCCCATATTGCACCCAGTATTTCTACCAGGTGCTTTCTTTATTATTTTATAGGAGGATCTATCCATGTCCATTAAGTTATATTTAATGGATAATATCTACATACTCATTATCTCACATATTGTCTATATGATTATTCTTCTTTTATTCCTTTTTTATTCCACTTTACGCCATTCTTCCCATCTTTGAATATTTGCAATAGCTTTTTGCTTTATCTTGTTTACTTGAGATTGACTTATATTCATTTCAAATGATATTTGTGTTTCATTCTTTTTAAATTTATATTTTAATTCTAATAGCTTGTACCATTCTTCATTAATGTATTTTAAGTTATATTCTAGTATAGAATTATCTAGCTCTATATTTTCTATCTCTTCTTTTATCTCTTCTATCTCTATTTCCTTAGATAACTTTCTTTTTAATTTTAAGTCTGTTATCCTTATTACTTCTCTTTCTGCATAACTTGTTCCATCTGTTGATCTCTGTACTCTTTCTTCAAATGCTGGACTGCTACTTTCTATTTCAATATTAATATCACATTCTCTAAGCTCTTGATTAATTTTATCTATCTGGTTCTTTAATACTTCTATTCGATAATTTAATGTAGCTATTTTCTTCTCTTTATTGAAATAGTTATATAACTTATCTTCCGTCTTTTTGAATTTATCTCTGCTCATTAACTATCCATCCTTTTTTCTAATCTATTTAACTTTGCTATCTCTATGTTTTGGACTTCAAACTCTTCTATATCTAATAACATCATTACCTGCTTAATCATTATGTTAACATCTGCTATTTCTTCTATTACATCTATTACTGCTTTATCTGTATTTCTATCTTTATCTACTGCTCTTTTATATTTACTTATAGCAACTATTAATTCTGCTAATTCTTCTTGTGCTTGATCCAGTTGTCTTTCTCCATACTTTTCTACTGCTCTATCTAATATTCCCATATTTTCTCCTTAAAATTAAAATACTCCACATATTCTTAAAACCCATCCAATAATGGCAATTGGTATAGATATTTCACCAGCAAATAATCCTATAATTACACTAGCTATTAGTGGGATTGATTTACCAAACCATGATAAGATTTCACTTATTGACCAAGCTCCTATTGAAAGATTTATTAATAATATTACTATTACAGTAAAACATCCTGCATTTTCATTTTTTATAAACATATTTATAACTCCTAACTTTCCATCACAATATTTTTGAATTGCGTTTTAAAATACACTTTCATCATCTATAAAACCTTCATCAAAAGCCTTTTCTAAAGCTTCTTCTTCTGACTCTGCTTCGATTTCCTTATAAACATATCCATTTTATAATAATAACTTTTATGAGTCACTCTATAAGAAATTATTTATTATTAATCTCTAAGTCAATTAACGCTTCTAAATCCTCTTTTGTACACCTTACGTCAGGAACTATACCGTTTTTCTTTAATAACCTAATCATTTCTTGTTTATTCATTTCTTTATTTTTCATAATACCTCCTAATTAATTCGCAATATTTTTGAATGACGAATCAATTCTATTCAATTAAATAATCACTTTTGCCATCGACATAGTTATTTCTAAGAATAAGTAAACTTAACTCTTCCTTGCCTTCTTCATAATCATAAATTGCTATAGTTTTTTCACCATCTAACTCTTCTAATTTCTTTATTAAATCTTTAATTTTCATTGTTCTTCCTCCACTGGAATTAATGCTAGAGTATTATTTAAAGTTATTAACTTATAATCGCAAGGTAAGGGCTTTAATAATATGCAATGCTCTTTGTCAACCCAACCATACATATGTCCATTCATTAACTCTCTTAGGTGTTTTGGTATTCTTACTACATATTTACCCCTGCCACCTTTTTTACTTTCAGAATGAATAGTAAATCTTTCTCCTATACATTTGCTATACCATTCCTTTCCTGTAGACTTCATTATTTTTAAATCCATACCCAAAATCTCCTAAAATCCGAATATTCCTTGTCCTATAACTTGTAAGTATTATTTACAAATTCATTCGCAATAATTTCCAATCTACTTTAAGCGTTTTTCTATATTTTTTAACGCTTTCAGCACATCATTTAGCACTATAGTATCTCCAGAAACCTCTCTATTGTTTTCTATATGCCAAATTATATTTTCTATTTGATTTTTTAAATCCATATTCTCCTCCTATTTTTGAATCATTCACTATAATATTTTACATTTTAAATACTCTTCCAGTTCAGACGGAACTTTAAAGAATCCAATATCTTTAACCTCTGACACTACTATTTGTGTAACTTTATCGTCTTTTATATAAGGCTCTGCTTTACTTTTTAAAACGTCTACGCTATTTGCAATAAAACTATTTTTGACTACTGCATCCTTATATACATCTGCTCTATAATACATTCTCTTCCTCCTGTTTTTAAATTTTCTAATTTATCTTAGTTTACCTATGTGAATTATGAAACAATCCCCAAACTTTGAGTATTCAAATTCTAAAACACTAGACCTTCCACACTCTTCTGCAATTTCTTTTTTGTTTTTTGTTTCGATAAAATATTCAGCATTATCATCTAAAACTCTTATAGTTTGATGTTCCTTTAATCTTAATTTATTTAATAAAGTTTTAACTTTCATTTTTCCTCCAATATTTTTGAATTGTTCACTAATATTTTGTCAATATTCTTCTTCTTAGCTCCTTGCTTGAAAGACACTTGATTTCTTTTAATGCTTTTATAACTAATCTTCTTTTTACTTTTCTATTTTTACTTTTCTTAGCCCAATTAATATAAAATATTGCTTCTGGATATAGCTTTCTTGCATTTATAGATAACTTCATAATTTCACCTTCCCCATATTTAATTTATTTTTATAGGCTTCTCTTCCTACTGAATTATAGGTTAATCCTACTTTGCTACAATTCTCATTCCGATAACACCCACAGCTTACGCTACTTTTTAAACACCTATGTGTCATATAAGTTATATTTCCACATTCACATTTACATTTCCAAACTACAGCTCTGGACACTCTTCTGTCTGTATAACCTATAACAGTAAGCCTTCCAAACTTTTTACCTATAAGGTTATTTATTGCTTGTGCCATTTTATCCTCCTTTTAACTCGCAATATAATCAAAGTCTATTTGAATTGTGAACTATAATTCATAAACTTCAATATCATCATCACCATAGTAATCTAATATATTTATTGCATCATTGGGTTTGTCATTATTTAATTTAGCTGATAATGGCACTTTACCTCTTTCCAATACATGACCATAACCTTCTATAAAACATTGACCAAACTTTGCTCTTAATCTACAATAATCTCCTGCCATAGATTTAATTCTGTCATCTTCTTCGTCTAATGGATAAAAAACTGATTCAAAACTATCCAAATATTCCTCTGTTATTTTTTCATCATCAAGTTCTATTTCAAACTCTTTTGTGGTTGTAACCTTAACTATAAATTTTCTCATTTTTATTTCTCCTTTTACTAACTCGCAATATATTCAAATTATTCTTTTATATCTTCAAACAATTCACACCATGCATTTCTTTTAATTCCAGCAATTACATAAAATTCGACTCCACATCTGTTTTTAAATTCATCTACAACATCATACTCTTTGCCAATTTTAAACTCATTGAAAAAATTAGCTTGCCATCTATGTTTAGGCTTAAATACTCTTTTTATGACCTTCTTGACTTCTTCCTTATGTGCTATTACCGGAAGGTCAAATATTGATACTTGACCTTCTATTACATCTAACATTGACTTTTCCTCCTAGAATGGCATGTCCCCATCATCTACTGGCTCTTCATATCCGAACCCTGTATCTTCTGGTGGGTTCCATGCTCCTGGACCACCTGTATTACCTTGGTTATTAGAATTATTGCCACCTATAAACTCAAAACTTTCTACAATTACATCAGTAGTGTATCTTTTAGTTCCATCTTGAGCATCATAACTTCCTGTTCTTATAGCTCCTGTAACTGCTAACTGCCTACCCTTAGTAACATATTGCGCAATTGCTTCTCCAGGTTTATTAAATGCTATACAGTTTATAAAATCTGTTTCGTCCTTTTTAAACTGTCTTGCTACTGCTAAAGTAAATCTACAAACTGCTGTTCCACTTCCTGCTGCATATCTTAGCTCTGGATCCTTTGTAAGTCTTCCTAATAAAACTACCTTATTAATAATAATCACTCCTATTCATATATCTTTCTTATCTTAAATCTTCTTATATAGTTAAATACATATCATGATAAGTTACTGCAACTGCATAAGCTTGCCATATATCTTTTTTAAATCCGTAAAACCACCCTGGTTCTTTCTTAGTGCCTTTCCCTTTATTAGGTGTATTAGGAGCAAATCTATCTATTAAGGCTTGTACTATATTGCTATCTTTAGCTTTCATACTGCCACATAAATTCATCTTTTCATCTTTTCTATAAATGAATTTTAATGAATCATTATAATAATTATCCTCTAATGCTTGAATGAATCTTCCTATCCACACACAAGTTTCAAAAACACTTTGGCCTACTGACATTCCATAACTTGCTATCATTTCTATAGCAACATGATTTATACATTCACTTTCCTCTAATCTTTCATACCTATCCATAAGTAGATTATCTAAAAGTTCTTCATTTGTTATTTTTTCAGCAACTATTGGCTTTAAATCTCTTTCTCTAATAAGAACTACTCCACTTTGTTCATTCCCTGGGTCAATTGCTAATATCATATTTTATATTTATCCTTCCAAACTATATAATTATTAAATGAATCTTTTATTTTTTGTTTTTTACAAAACTCTTTAAACTCTTGTAATTCTCTTTCGGTTATCCAATTCATGATATTTCTCCTTCTTTCTCTTATTATTAATTGATTATTAATTGAAAATATATAGTTATAGCTATTGCTAAAATTAACTTTTTCTACTCTTCTCTATTATTCCTTAAATCTTCTCTACCAAGCTTATATAGTACCCTTGTATCTCTATGTACTTCATCTAGATACTTAACTATATTCTCTAGTAAATCTTTAATCTCTGCTCTTTCTCCACGCTTTAAATTGCTTCTTATTTCACATCTTATAACTGACCATCTAAAATAAGCTTGTAAGCTATCTTGCATTAAACTAAATGCTCCTGCTATATCATCTTCTTTTAGATTATTTTTTCTTTTAATTATGTTTCCTAAGATAATACAATCATCCGGATATTGATTCTTTAACTCTTCCAAAACACACCTCTACATAATCAATTTACCGCCCATACAAGCCCTTATTATATCTTCTTTGATATATTTATAGTCTTGTATAGAAAACCTCTTTAAAAGCCTATTAAGCGCCTTATCGTCAATCTGTAAAATATTATTTATTTCTTCTCTAGTTAAATGCTGCTTGTCCAATAACTCTTCCAGCTTGTTTTGGAACTCTAATTTAAGTTTTCTATTAAGTCTTGCTCCTTTACTTCCATGTACTCCATATGTTCCTCTATGGTGCTCCTGGCATAAATACACAAAGTTTAATTTACAGTTCTCTAAATTCTTATTTTCCGACCTGTACACTACATGGTGTAATTCTACATAAGGACTTCCACATACTTCACAAAAATGTATTTCCCTTATCTGCATGACCTACACCCTCTATTCTTAGATCCTCTTGTTCTTGCTATTGCTTTTAATGAACTTTCTACTGTAAAGGAATTAGCTTCATATTCTGCACGTTTCCTTATCTCTAATCTTCTCTCCTGCCTTAACTTTATATCTCTAAATGTCTGCGCTGCCCTTTCAGCATTAGTCATACTTTCCCATGCTTTCAATTTAACCACCTATTTCAACTTTCTTTCCTGTTAGTATCTCTAAATCCTCTTTGTATTTACTTCTTAAAATTTCATTCTTAAAATTATCTGGTGATGATATAGTAATAATTTCACCTTCAACTACTACTGCATCATAAAACCATGTTCTATATGCAACTTCTCCCCATTGCTCATAAAACTTTTCGTGTATTTGAGTTGGGAATGAAAGAGGTGGAAGTGAAGGAACTTTTTCTTCTTCTCCTTCTTCCCATTCTTCTCTTTCTTTAACATTCTTTATATATTCTTTATCATTCTTGTTTGTTTTCTTTTGATTTTCTTCTGCATCACTTTTGAATTTCTTTTGATTTTCTTCTGTGTCACTTCTGTGTTCCTTTTGTGTTTCTTCTGTGTTTCCTTGACCTTGATAAACCCCATAGTTTTCAATGGTTAGAAGTGTTTTTTTATTATCACTTTTATAATTAATCATCCCATCTTTTTGTAACTGCTCTAAATATTTTTTTACTTTGTTTGTGCTCCACTTCCATCTGTCACTTAGTTGTCTTAATGATGTTATTTTTGAACCCTTTTTCACTTCAATTAATTCACCATTAAACATTATTTTTTTATCTTTATGATTTACCATTAATAATAAATCTATAAATGCTTGTCCTCTGGTGAAGGGTTCATCATCCCATAACCAATGTTCTTGAATTGCTCTATGAAGTTTTATCCACCCTTCTGCCATACTAACTACCTCTAGTAAGAAGGACTAAAATATCTTTCTCTTCTAACATCCTCTAGTCTTTCCTTCTCCTCTATAATTTCATGTGCATTCTCTAATGCAACCTCTAATTCTAAGATTTTATCTTCTAACTCACTAACTGTCTTTTCTCCAACGCTTTCTCTGTATTGGTCAAACAAATATTCAAACTGCTCATTTGTTAATTTAATCTTTTCCGTTCTGTCCTCTATCATAAATTCAACATCTGTAGCAGGTACATAAAATATCTCTTGATTTCTCCAATCTAATTTAATTGAATTAGCCATTTTTCTTACCCTCCAATCCATTACAAACATGGTCATATTCTGCTTTAGTTAACTGCTCTACTGCCTTGTTATATCTAGTAGTTACCATTTGTTTAATTGTTTTTTGGTCATATCCTGCTGCATTAGCAATTGCATATAATCTCTTTACTTGCGCTTCACTTAATCCTTTTTTAGCTCCAGTTCCTCTATTAGATGTATCTCTATTATCTGGATCAGCATCATCAGTAGGTGCTTGGAAAAACTTTAATATGAAGTATCTTTCTGAATATGTTAAACCACTACCAAATGCCTTTGATATATCATCTTGTGCACCATATATCTTCCATGGTACTGTTAATGTTTCACTCGGTTCTTTTGCATTAATCCATGTATAAGACATATCTCCAGATACTATATGGTCTGTACACTCTTTACCTTTAGCATTTACATAATCATAAGTCGATGTAATTGTATCTCCTACCCCTGGAACTAATATTATTCCTAATTCATCCATCTTATCTCTTATCTTTGCTATAGCTTGACTACCACTTACATATTTATATCCATACCCTTCTTTATCTTTAGAAAAGTTTATAACTTCTTTTCTAATCTCAACTAACTTTTCATATAAATTCATCTAAAGTCCTCCTATTCAGCTTTAATACTTATGTTCTCTACAGTTTCTACTCTTACTCCTGGAACAATTTCACCAGTAGCTTGATTTACACCATCTTTACAAAGCTTCTTAAATGAAGTCTTATCTAACTCTTCTTTAACTCTGATTACATCTATTTCATTCATATTGCAATAATCCATAATTGCTTGTTCATCTTCATAGATATATTTAGATGTTTTTCTTGATGTTACTTTTCCATATGGAGTTGATAATTTAAACTTTTTATCTTTAGCTCTCTCCTCTATGTAATAAGCACTTAATACCCCCTCAAAATATTCCTTATCGTCATTTAATGACTTAACTTCTTTTTCTGCCCACTCATTAATTCTTGATATTTCTTCAACTGCTATAGTATTAATTTCATTCATCTTTTCATTTACTGCTCTTAACTTCCTTAATACCCATGTAGCACTTTGCAAGTCAATTACTTTAAATTCCTCTTTTACTTCTTGTAAATCATTTTGTAATAACATATTCATTATTTAATTCCTCCTGTTTAAATTATTTTAATTTTCTGTTATACTGTCTTTGAATTGTTTTGAAAGGTTATTCTCTGACTTATGAGCGACAACTCTATCAGATAATAACTTTTCTTTTGCTTTTTCTATAGCTTCTATATAGCTTAATCCCTTTTTTATAATTAACTTCTGTGCTTCACAAACTAGCTTGTCTAATTCTTGGCTAATAGCAACAGTTCTTTCATCTGTCCTTCCGTATTCATCAATAGTTTTATGTAGCTTTTCTCTTAACTCTTTCATTCTTACCTCCTAATTTTCTTTATTAGCTTATCTACTCCATCTAAAATAGATGTAATTATTGCTATAACTCCGATTATTATTACTAGAGCTATTGGCATAACAAACGTAAATGCTCCCCACCAATTAAAACCTTCCATGATTACCTCTCTAAAATAAATTCAAAATAAAATCTCTGCCTTTGCCTGTCCACTTTCTGTCATATATTATTTTTCCGTTATCCAATACATCTTGCTTAATACTAACTAAACCTAATTCAGAATACTTAGAATATAAAAGCCAAGTTTTATTTTGCTTATACTGTATCTTCTTTTCTGACAATAAATTGTTAAGTTTTGTAGCACTACTTAATCCCAATTCCTTAGCAATTTCTGATGTTGTGTATAACTTATTTTGATGTACCAGCTTGTCCCTTTGTTTTTCAGCTTCTAACCTTGCTGCTCTTTCTTCTTTCAATTTTGTTGCTGCTGCTATAAGTAAATCTGGATTATCTAATAATTCATCTGTTGCATACATTCCATGTTTTCTTATAGAAGGAAGTACATCAGATGTAACCCATCTTTTAAACTGTTTTGCTTTTGGCATCTCACTTCTAAGTATTAACGAATAAAATCCACTTTCATTTATTAAAATAACTTCCCTATTTTGACCTGACAGAACGATTCGTTCACTCAGCTTATCTTCAATATCAACATGATCCCTAATAGCTTTTGCAGTATTTGAGTATCCTAAAACTTCTGCAACATCTTTACCAACTAACCACCCTTCTCCATTAATCTCTACTGCTCTTACTTCAAGTTCTAATTCTTTATTAATGAATAATTGAACTCCTTCTTTTCTTTGATATTTTACATTTTCCATCTTTTTATCCTCCATTATCTTTATATTCAACGGTATTTTTCGCCATTATGTTATTTTTAAAAGGCTTATCGCCTTATCTAGTCTTTATATTTACTTTTTCTACATCATTTTTCGCACATTCGACCTTTTAAAAAGGCTTTTCAGCCTTGCTTGTCTTATGTTTAAAATTCACTTTGTTAAAATACTATTCATTGCAGCACTTATTACACTTTCTTTAATTTCATCTAAAAGTACTATGCAATAATTTGGTGTTGCTTCTGGATTAGCTTCCAATATTTTTTCTACTATCTCCTTCTTCAATTGCTTTCTTTCCTCTAAATTCATACTTTCCTCCTACTTTTATAAAATCTTCTTCTGTCCAACCCCTTCTCTTAAAAACTTCTGTTGCCCATGCTTCTCCGAAAGTAATTTCCAAAGCATTAACTAATCCTTGATAATATCTTTGTGAAATTTCTTTTATTTTTTCTGGATCTTCAACTGGGTTTAAACAAACAGCCTTAAATTTGCTTCCTGGCATTGTAAATACTTCTGTCCCTAACCCCATATTTTTACCTCTTAAATTTTTTATATTATTTTATTCAAAACTTTAATTTCTGTTAATTACCAAAAACTTTTTTGTTGAAACTTTAATCAAATCCCTTTTAATTTCCTCTAAAAGTTCAGAAACAAAGTCAACTGTTGCTTCAGGATAAATTCCTGTAACTCTATTAACTATCTCTTCTTTAATTTCATCTCTTCCTATAGCTAATATTGATTTCTCATTTATCTTCGTAAGCTCTTCTATAATTCTATTTTTTTCTTCTAGCTCTTCCTCTAGCTTTAATACTTGCTTATCCCTTGTTGCAATCATTCTATTTAATTTTTCTTCAAATGACATATACACCTCTCCACTCTTTTATTGATTCATTTTTACATATTCTTCAATTAATAATTGATTTTGCATTGGTTAAAATAACTTTAGATATTATATAAACGCTTTAGTAACCAAATCGGTAACTTAGTTTGCAAAAAAAATTTCTTCTATACTTTTATCTGCAATTTTTGATATACGATAAGCTTCCTCTAAAGTAAATTTGCTTTCACAGTTTTCCTTCTTCCTATATGTGGAAATAGGTATGTCAATATATTTTGCAAACTCTTCCTGAGTTAACCCAAGTTTAACCCTAAGAATTTTAAGAGTTTTTTTTACTTCACCCATATGCTCACCACCTTCCCGTAACCATTTAGGTAACCAACCTATGACACTATAATATTACCTTTTTGGTTACTTGTCAACACTTTTAGAAATATTTTTTTTAATTTTTGGTTACTTTTAAGTTTTATTTGGTTACAAATTCTATAATAAATATGAAAGAGGTGAACAAATGGATACTTTAGGCGATAGATTAAAAAGATTACGTGAGGAAAAAGAGCTTACTTTAGAATATGTAGCCCAAAAGGTGGGGACAACAAAGGTTAGTATAAGTAGATATGAAAAAAATGATAGAGAGCCCAAAGGTGAGATGTTAACTTTATTAGCAGATTTCTATGATGTATCCACTGATTACTTATTAGGAAGAGATACTTCAACTGAGAATAATATAAAAAAGGAACCTAAACTATCTCCAGAAGTAGAAACAATAGCAGCTCACTTAGAAGGTAAAGAAATTACACCTAAAAAAATGAAATTATTAAAAAGTTATATAGATACTTTATTTGATGATTTTGATGATGAATAGTTTTGATAAATCTAAAATACTTTATATAAAGGGGATGGGATAAAATGATTGAAGCAATGGAACAACAAATTATTAACAGCCTAAATAACCGTTGGAGAAAGAATGAAAAACTACGTACTAATATAGATATGGATAAAACATCTGAATGTTTTAGAATGATTTGCTCTAGCAGAAACTCAACTTTAACACTTTTACTTAACATTAAGAATGATACTATTACTGATGAAAGAGAAAGTAAATTAAAAGAAAATATGTTTTGGATATATGACTGGTTTACTAAAGAATCAATAAATAGTATCTATAATAGATACAATACCACTCTGCTTAACAAAAGGATGGAATCAAAGTATAAAAGTGAAATAAAAGATATAGAAGAGTTTCTTGAAAATTTTAGAATTGAATTAATTAATACTACCTTAGAAAAACTATACAAATTCCATGGAATTTGTATTTAATATAACTTGGGGGATGTAAAAATGGGAAAATATGATTTTATTGCTATAGATTTTGAAACTGCAAATAATAATTTTAATAGTGCCTGCTCTATTGGAATAGCTGCAGTTAAAAATAATGTTATTGTAGATGAGTTCTACTCTTTGATTAAGCCACCAACACTAGACTTTAACCCTTACTCTGTTGATGTACACGGAATAACTGCAGATACTGTAGTTTCTTCTCCTACTTTTTCAGAATTATGGCCACAAATATCTCATTACTTTGATGATGAATTATTAGTTGCATTTAATGCTTCATATGATATGCATGTTTTATACAATTGCTTGTATAAATACAATCTTGATATACCTATGTTAAAGTATGTCTGCTCAATGCAACTCTGTACACAGTTAATGAATATTTCAAAAAATGTTTCTTTAGAAGAAAGCTGTGAATATTTTGGAGTTGATTTAATAAATCATCATAACGCTTCTTATGATGCTATTGCATGTGCAAATGTATTTATAAAAGCAAATGAACATTTAAATTCACTTCGTATGGATCAAAGGATAATTATATATAGCCACTTAGATACTAAATTTCTAAACGAGATCAAACCATCAAAAGAAAAGAAAACAATTACTAAAAGAACTATATCTAAAAAGATTAATATAAAAGATATTACTACTACAAAAACCGAATTTGATACTACACATATATTTTATAATAAAAATGTTCTTTTCACTGGAACTCTTCAAAAAATATCTTTACATACTGCTATGCAACATGTTGTAGATTTAGGGGGTCAACTTAAAAGTGGGATTTCTAAGAAAGTAGACTTTTTAATAGTTGGTGTTCAAGATCTTAGCATTGTAGGTCCAGATGGTAAAAGCACGAAAGAGCGAACTGCTTTAGAATATATAGAAAATGGACATCATATTAAAATATTAACAGAAGAAGAATTTTTAAAACTTATTTAAAAAGGCTATCAGCCTTTTTATTTTACTCCTCATCCGAACATATATTCTATACAAGAAAGGGAAATCACAATGGAATATGAAAAACTTATGATTAAATATGATAAACATGTAAAAATTAAAGAAAAGCCTTTAAAGTATGGGTTTAAAGGTTTATATAAAAATAAAAAAATAATAATAGATTCTAATATAGAAACAAATAAGGAAAAGACTTGTATACTTGCTGAAGAGCTTGGACATCATTTTACTAGTTATGGAGATATAATTGACCAAAGCGATATAAGAAACGTTAAACAAGAGCTTAGAGCACGTGCCTGGGCATATGAAAGACTTGTTGGAATAGTTGATTTAATTAATGCTCATAAAGCTGGTGTTAGAGGAAGATATGAACTTGCAGAATTTTTAGAAATTCCAGAATGGTTTTTACTTGATGCTATCGAATATTATAAGAGTAAGTATGGTACATGCTATAAAATTGATAACTATTTAATATACTTCTCTCCTAATTTTGGAATAATGGAATTTTTTTAGTCAATAATATACAGCGAGGTGATATAAATGAATGTTGCTATCTATGCAAGAAAATCAAAAGCCACTAAAAAAGGTGAATCTATTTCTAACCAAATAGAGCTTTGTAAAAAATATTTTCTAAATACAACAAATGAAAATGTTAATTTCTTTATCTATGAAGATGAAGGTTGGTCTGGTGGAAATATTAATAGGCCCCAGTTCACTAAAATGATGAATGATGCGAAATTAAAAAGATTCTCTGCTCTTATATGCTATAGATTAGATAGAATTGCTCGTAATGTAGCTGACTTTTCTTCTACTTATAAAATATTAGAAGAAAGTAATATAGCTTTTATAAGTATAACAGAGCAGTTTGACACCAGCACTATAATGGGTAGAGCTATGATTAATATTAGTGCTACATTTGCACAAATTGAAAGGGAGACTATAGCTGAACGTATAAAGGATAATATGCTTGAGCTATCTCGTACTGGTAGATGGTTAGGTGGTACTCCTCCTCTGGGTTTTAAATCAGTTCAAATAACAGAAAATAATAAGAGAATGTATAAATTAGAAGTTGTTGAGGAAGAAATTGAAATAGTAAGGCTCATATATAAGCTATATCCCGAATATAAGAGCACTGTTCCCATAGCAAGGTATTTAGTCTCTAATTATATAAAAGGAAAAAATGGGGGCGATTTTAGCAGAAATACAGTACTGCAAATATTAAAGAATCCTGTTTACTGTTGTTCTGATGAAAATGCAATAAAATATTTCGAATCTAAAGGTTCAACTCTTAATTGTAGTGAAAATAATAAATATGGTCTAATGGTCTATAATAAAAGAAAAGGTGGAAAGAAGGAAAATCCTATTGAAGAATGGATTATTGCTACCGGTAAACATCCTGGTATTATTCCTGGAGCTGAATGGGTAGAGTGTCAAAATATTTTATCAGAAATTTCAAGTAAAACATCCCCAAGAAAAGCTACTGGCAATAAATTTTTATTAAGTGGAATGTTAAAATGTTCAAGATGTGGTTCTAGTATGTGCTCTTGGAGTAGAACATCTAAAGGTATCTATTATAGAAGTTATAGGTGTGAATTAAAAAATAGATCTTCTAATAGATGTGACTCAAAAATGGTCAATGCTGATGAGCTTGAACAATTTGTCATAGATTTATGTAAAAATATTAATATTGAAGATATTATTAATATTAAAAGAACAAAAAATAATAATGCTTCATTAAAAAGAGAACTAACATCATTAAATAAAAATCTTAATGAAAATGATAAATTGCTTCAAGGCCTTATTAAAAAATTAGCATTAATAGATGATATTGATGTTCTGTCCATGATCCAAACAGAAATAAAAAAAATAAAAACTGAAAATGATAATATTAATAAAAGAATAAATGAAATTAATATTTCTATGTTTGATGTTGAAGATGAAGAAAATAAAAAACAACTACTTTTAGAAAGTCATAAACTTTTTATAAATACAATTGATTTAATTGAAGATGTTGAAGCTAAAAGAAATTTAATAATGAACTTTATTGAGTATTTTACCTATGACAGCGAAACAAATGAAGTTGGATATAAACTAAGGTTGTAGGTAGCTCTACAGCCTTTCATTTATTATGGACATATGTTGTTATTTAGATTGTGTTGCATCGGCACCTTGTCCTGTAGATAAATCAATATTAAGTCCTTCTTCTTCAAAAAAGCCTTCATTTATTGCAACATACATTGGAGCATAAAATACAGATCTTACAACTTCATTTAATCTAACAGTTTGTAAATTTGCTTCATCAGTACTTGTAGTTCCCTTTGATGTACTATCTTTTTTAGCTTCTGATTTACCGCAGCCTATAAATATTGCACCTACTAGGGCAACCACACTTAATATAGCTGCAAAACGCTTAAAAGTTTTATTCAT